GCTTTGACCACAGGGGATGACAATGTTGCTATCGGTTTTGAAGCATTAAGCACAGAAGATACAGGAACCCGATCTGTCGCTGTGGGTTACCGTTCTCTCAAAGCTCAAAATAATGACAGCACAAACTATAATGTTGCTGTCGGCTATGATGCAGGTTTATCTATATCGACAGGTGTTGAGAACGTAATTATTGGCGGTAAAGCTGGTGATGCTTTGACTACTGGTGGCGGTAACGTCGCTATAGGACGAGCTTCTCTAACTACAGATACTGTGGGTAGTAAATCAACCGCTATAGGGTTTCAAACATTACAAACACAAAATTACGGTACAGCTACAAATTCTCTTAATACGGCGGTTGGTTATCAAGCAGGAACCGCAGTCACCACGGGAGTCCAGAACACCCTCTTGGGCGCTCTAGCTGGTGATGCTCTTACGGATGCCGATGAAAATGTTGTCGTTGGCATGAATGCTTTGGCCTCTGACACTTTAGGTTCTGGTTCAGTAGCCATTGGTCATCAGGCTTTATTTGCTCAAAACTTCACTACTGCTACAAACGCATACAACGTAGCTGTCGGCAAGAATGCAGGTGTAGCAGTCACTACGGGGGTTAAAAATACATTTGTGGGCGGGTTTGCAGGTGACGCCTACACCACATCAAATAACAACGTCGCTGTTGGCTACGCTGCTTTAAGCTCTGATACCAAAGGCACTAAGAACGTCGCTGTTGGTTTTGAAGCTCTACTTGATCAAAACCTAACGACAAACACAGATGCTTACAACGTAGCAGTCGGTTATCACGCAGGCACAAATGTCACCGTCGGAACCATCAACACTCTCATTGGCGGTGAAGCAGGCGATGCCCTAACAACAGGAGACTCGAATGCAGCGTTAGGGTATCTCGCTCTGTCCTCAGATACCCAAGGTGACCAAAGTGTTGCTGTTGGCGCAGGAGCCTTGAAGACTCAAAACTTCACTTCGTCGCAGGGTTCTTTAAACGTGGCTGTTGGATATAACGCAGGCACCGCAGTTACTTCGGCAAGGGCGAACACCTTAATAGGGCATTCGGCTGGTACGTTACTTACTAGTGGCAATAGTAACACCGCACTTGGATATGCCGCATTAGCTAGCGACACACTGGGCGATAGAAATGTTGCGTTAGGACGAGGCGCTCTTTTGTCACAAAACTTCACCACAAGCACAGATTCATACAACACAGCAGTCGGCTATGACGCAGGCGCATCAGTCACTACGGGAACCCAGAACACCCTCATCGGCGGTCTTTCGGGTGATGCCCTTACAACAGCAGACTTTAATGTGGCGGTGGGCTATGCGTCTTTAGGTAATGAGCAAGCTGGTACAAGAAATGTCGCTATAGGTCGCTCTGCTTTACAGGCTCAACGACAAACATCAGCAACCGCTGTTCATAACACAGCAGTCGGCTATGCGGCTGGATCAGATATTTCCACGGCAACTGACAACACAATTTTGGGTGGCTATGCGGCAGGCGCTTTAACAACCGGCACACACAATGTAATTATTGGTAGGAGTGCAGCTGCAGATGGTGTGAATTTAACAACTGGTGGTAGTAACACCATTGTAGGTACTTTTGCAGACACAAGTACTTCTGCATCCGATTACGCTAATATTTTTGGGTATAACATAAATGGCGAAGGTGGGTATACCACTATTGGCTACAACACTAACGATAGTAGATTGGCTGCTGGCGGCACTACTTGGACTACGATTTCTGATGAACGCTACAAGAAAGACATAACAGACTCTACTTTAGGATTGTCTTTTATTAACGCTTTACGCCCTAGAACTTTTAACTACAAAACGCTAGGTGAGCTTCCAGAAACTTTCAGAGCTTATGTATCTCCAGACGATACTAAACAAGACTCAACAGAAATTTTTAAGTCGAATAAAACCCAGCACGGTTTCATAGCACAAGAAGTTAAAGCTGCTATTGACGCTGATTCTGGCGCAGCCGACGGTTTCAGACTGTGGGCAGAAAGAGATGATGGCTCACAAGAAGTTGGTGAAGCTGCACTAATCCCTGTGCTTGTAAAAGCAATCCAAGAACTAACAGCGCGTGTAGCCGCGCTCGAATCATAGGAGGACATCATGTCTGAAGAAGCAAGAACCGACGAAGAAAAGGCACAGATGTACCAAGCCATGTTAGATGGCGCTAACGTTATTACCAGCGTGCTCGACGCAGACAACGATTTTTACAACGAGATGACGAATGTTGAGAAGCAAGAGCGTGTTCTGCGCAGTGCTGGTTACCTAGAGTACGGCAAGGCATTAGGCGATTGGGGGTCAGAGGACTTCACCGCCATCGACTCTGCTGTAGCAGCCGCAAAAGCATATACACCATAAGGAAAA